TTTGATAACCATGTCAGCTTGGCACACGGTATTGAACACATCCTGCAACACAGGTGTGCTGAAACGGATATAGCTCGGAGGATCGTAGCGGAACACGCTGCTCTTGGCGGGCACCTTTTGAGGGGCGCCACCTGTGATCTTCTCATACTCTGACTTTAGAACAGCCTCAGCAATCTGTGCGTCTGACTTTGACATGAGATCAAGACCATAGCGCTCACCCATCACTCTGCGCAGATCAATCTGCTTCTTGAGCGCCCTGTATAGGTCGAAAGTTACGGCAGTGTCGTTCTTACAATACTCTCTGAGAATAGGCACCTGCTCTGGGGTTATCTCAGCTGTGTGCTCGATAGGTAGCTCCTGTAACCTCTTGCTGCCGAGACGTCCCCCGTAGAGCTTGAGCCCGACCATTGACGGAGCAACCTCGATCAGGTCCACATGGTTGAGGTCGGGAGCTTTCAGACCCTCCTGACGGTAGAATGTCCAAGGTTTCATATCCCTCTCGATGATCTTGCTGCTCGCGCTTTTCAGCAGTGCAGTGTTCTGATTTATCAGCGAAAGGGTCAGGATTGGGATGTCGTAACTGTTACCGTTGAAGGTAACAATCTCAAACTTTTCATTCTGAAGTATCTTCAGAATAGCCTCGGGATCAAAACTGCTCGTATCCCCATTGAAGATTTCGAACCGTTTCGAACGACCATCCTCCAACATGAACAAGGCCAAGAAGTAATTCTTGTACACCTCGATGTCCAAAGATACAGGGGTCTTCATTCCTCACCGCCGATAGCAACAATAGGTGCATCGGAGCGTGTTCCCATTGTCTCAAGATCAACCATTATCTGCATTTTTATTCTCCTTAAAATATTCATCAACTGCGAGGTCTATCAGATACTCTGATATGTTTTCGTAACCCCCTCGATCAGCCTGTGTGAGCATGTGTTCAAAGGACTCAGGCGTCATAGAGTTCAACATGGCCTTCTTGACAGACCCTATCAGTTTGAAACGGGCACGTATGTTCAAAGCCAAACGCTTTTCAGGTGGCATGTTTGCACGGGGGTTATCCAGTTCACCCCTCTGCCTAGCTCGCCAAATGATCCCAGCTACACGGGTGTATTTCATACCCATACGGTCCGCGATGTCTTTTTGAAGCATTCCCGATTTGTACATATCCAAAACCTGAACGCTCGTGTCCTTTAGCTTCGGTAGGACTCTTTTCTTACCTGTCATTTCGCTGCGATCTCCCCACCGCAGGCCATGTAGCCCGCACCGTCAACCCAGTTGTCTTGGTGGGCTGGATTGGACTTGATCCGAGCGGCTTTCAGGAGAGTCATCATGACCGCCACGTCCACTGCCGTAACGGTAACGCCGAGGTGGACAGACCAGTATTTCCCGATAACGGCGAAGTTGTCTTCCATATCCCCATGGTCAGCCGCGCGGTCTTTGGTGACGTATGCTTTGGCCGTGTCGAGGATGGACGCTCGTGTCACTTTCGCAGCCTTGGCTTCCTTCTCGAACACCTCATTCGGCGTCCCGATCTTTGATTTCAGGCTGTGCACGTAGCTGGGCGAACTACGGGTTGCTCTCGCCACTTTTGATAGGGGGGCTGTGGGGTTCTTTACGATGTAGGCCCATATGCCTTCTTGTTTCGGTGTCATGCTCTAATCGCTCCGACTGGTTTGTTTTCTTGGTTCTGATACTTCCCGTCGTATTGGACAGGGGTGACTACTTCATGGAAAATGCACTGTGCGATACCAGTTCCAGCAGGCACGTAGAGCGGCTTCCACCCGTGATACACAAGCTCAAGCGTGAGCCAACCCCTCCATCCGGGCTCGATCACCGTGTTGAACACAGATAGCCCTCGGCGAGCCCAAGTGGACTTGTCATGGACGATAGCCACGAGATTGTCAGGCATGTGGAAATACTCGAATGTGCTGGTAAGAGAGAATCGTTTGAACGGATGAAGCAGAACATCTTGCTTGATACGAACATCATAGCCCGCCTCTGACATGCCGTAACTCACACCATTGCTCTTCATCTTTTCTTCCATGAGAGGTCTAAGCGGTTGAGCGTCTCTCAGTTCACGTTGGTTGATAATCATTATTCCATCTCCTTAATCTGTGCCACATAGCGCTGAATGCGCTCTTCCAGTATTGCCAGATCGGTGCTGACGTATGACGGGCGGACCCCCTGATACTTGGCTGACAACTCGTCGCGCTGCTTGCGCCAGCTTGCCACTGCGTCTTTAAGGTCGTCGAGTTCTTGTTGTTTGGTCATTCTGTTTCTCCTTTGATTCTTTTCTGCATACCCACACGAGGCTGCTCGCCCCTCAAGTACTCGCTCATGGCGGCTAACTCTGCCGCCTGCGTTCGGGATAAGTCGTATCGACTGGACAACTCGGCACCCATCACCGTTACCGATTGACGCATATACGCCTCGCTATAGAAAGGTCCGAAACTATACGCTCTATAATAGGGTCGCACACGAGCGGCCTCTGGCATTACATGGTGCCATACCATCACGAGCGTATGGTGCAGGTGCCGCGTCTCCATCACACAGGGGCGCAACATAGCCCCAGAACCCGTCCTCCACCTCCAGTCGCGCAGGTTTGCAGGTAAGGCGTGCCCCCCTGCGATCTACTCCGCTGTTCAACCTGTGCGCCAGTCATGTCATTCTCCGTCTTGCGTCATTGGGTTACGTGATCGACCAGCCCATAGAAGGACAAATAGAGGAAGATGTATGGCCAAGTCACACAGGTGTCCCATGTGGTCACGTGCGCACCATAGTTCTTGGCCAGATCAATAATAGCGAAATACATAGCCGCTGCCCCCATGCCGTATATAAGGAGTGCTGCACTCACGACTCGTCTCCTGACAAGAAGTCATTGGTGTCCTCCGCCCACAGAACAAACGATGCCATCTTCTGATCACCCTTGCGGAAAACCTTGGCGCGAGCACACTTGCCGTCTTCGTGGAGTCTGCTGAGAGAGTTGTGAACCTTGGCTGAGTCCTCAGACATACACGCAGCAAGCTCCATGGTTGATGTGAATGTGAACTTTCTGAGCTCCTCGAGAACCGTGATGTCAAATTCAGCAGCTGCCGAGTGGGAGTTCCGTGGCTTACGGCTCTCAGTTGTCGGCACCTTCTCAACCAAACCTGACACGGACATTACCATCCAAGGTGTCTTGCTGCGAAGTTCTGGTGAGTTCGGGATCACCGTGGTGTTGAACTGGTTGCCAACATCCATGTTGTTGTCCTTAACAAACTTGGGGTGGATATATACATTCTCACCCGTGCTTGCGTTTATACCAAAGCCCACGCCTTGATCACTGATGTGGGATACGAAAACTGTTGTCTCTTGCATTGTCTCATTCCTTTATTGTGTTGCTGAGGTTAGTAGATCACTAACCTCGTTCATGTTTTCTTCGTTGATCACCAAGGCAAGACCTCCTGCAGCGGCGATGTCGTCAAGGTTCTTCTGTTGCAGCGGAGTTGGCTTGTTCTTTCCAGCCTTACACTCCATTCCGAAAAACAGTCCTCGGTAGCACCCGACAATATCTGGGACGCCACTACTTCCGTAACCCCCCGTTACGGGGGGGAAGAAGTATGCCCCGAGGCCTTTAAGTTTGGTAATCGCAACCTTCTTCACCTTCGCTTCTGGTGTTGATGCCATACGCACCTCCTATTCATGGTATATCCAAAAAGTATCTTCGTTTATTCTGACCCCCACACCGTCGATCTGATTGGGCGGAGGCTTAGGATCAGTCATGGCGAGCACGGCAAGTTTGCGTTGAACCCAGTCTGGTAAGTGAGAAGTATCAAGGTAGACCCCCTCCAACTCAGAGTCAATCGCATCCATGCCAATACATACCACATTGGTTACTTTCGTGCCTCTATCTACAGTCACACGATAAGTCTTATCGTCACTATTCCACGACATAATATTCCTTATCGTTGATACGGCCCCCAACCCCATGGACGAAGTTTCCGTCTTCCAGAATTGATAACACCGCGAGGCGTCCCTTTATGGGCTCGGGTAGTTTTTCTGCCGAATAATACGCACTGTTCGGATACAAGAAGGTGGCCTTGTCTGACATAGAGGCAGTCTCGTAACAGTAGTCACCAAGGTAAACGTATGTCACACTCGGCGTTTCAAGTAAGAGGGTTTTGTGTTCGTCCAGTTTTTTAAAGTAAGAGTTCAATCTGCCGGTCATTGAGGGGTCAACGAACTCGTGCCCCATGTCAACAAGTCTCCTGAGCTCTTGGATCACCGGGGTGTCTGCGGTAATCATAATGTTAAGTCCGAGGTCCCTAGCCACATTTCTCTTTTCGTAACTAACCTCGCGTTCAACCTCTGCCATTTTGGTTTTTATTTGATTTCTATGGACTCTTGCCTTATCCCCCACGGAATATGCCGTCATAAACTGCTTGGCTGACTTTACAGCGGTCTTCAGGTTGATGCTCTCCTTGGCGTGCTGCATCTTGTGGTCCCGATTACGGAACCTGCGGATTTGGCGAGAATGGATAATGTAGGTGTTGACCAACGTGCCATCTCTAACTTTTGACGACACCTCCAAGGTGCCCCGAACATATAGTTCACCCTCAACGTAGAGATAGCCAGAACGTGAGGTGAACGGAACGAGATGGGCCAAGGGAATAGTTTTCTTGATCTCGGCAAAGAACTCAACCAGTCGACAATCAGTCCCCTTGTCGGAGTAGGCTATGACGCTCTTTGCGGTTGCAACAGTGATGTGTGGGAAGGTCATGGTCAGTATCCTCTTTAGTTTTTCTTTTTGAGTTTGAGTATGGTGTTGATGTAGGCGTTGAAGCGGCGCTTGGTCTTGGCATCGTCCAAAATAGGGACCACTGAGCCAGAACTCCAACCGTATTCGATACCCGAGTAATATCCAATAAAACCATACGCTAAAGCCATGGACATTTCTGGGTCAGATTGTGACAGACCTGCGCTGACGGCATCCGCTGGAAGTTTAGTCCACCAAGCACCAAACACGTTTAAACCACCGATAGGCTTAGCAATGTATTTTTCCAATGCGTAAGACGCATTCTTTAAGATGTCCTTCTTGTTTTTGTTGTATTCTGGAACATCTAGAAGGGGGATCATGGTGAACAACCAAGCTCTGAATGTTGCGATGTCCTCTTTGAATGTCGCCTTCAACGCCTTGTCGATATAGGTTGAACCCTTGGTCACCGCCACATGTTCAGGACTGATAAGTTCCCAGAGCCTATCTCCCTTGCGTTGGAACGTCAGACGTTTCTCCTTATCGGCTGAGTTGCCGAAGCCTTGAAAGCTTTCTACATTTTGGCCAAATTGCCAATGGCCAATGGCAATATAAGCTTTCAGTTGGCGGGCTCGCTCTTCGGACACGAACTTGTTTATAGGTAGGAAGTATGTCTCAGGCCCCAAGGGTGTCCGCGTAACGATCTCATGGCGACCCGAGTTGGAAAAGCTAAGGCCTGAGGGCAACCACTTGCGGAGACACCCATACCAAGAGGTTGCGAAGCCGTGGCTCGCGTTGTGAATTGTGACTGTCTCATTACCGTCTGGTAAACGACGCCACACAATAGGAGCACTCTTGGCCACCTCAGCCTTTGTTGATATGATGGGGTCCGTCTCGCCCCAGTAGGCCACATCATCAATGAAGCCATAGTCCATGAGTGCATAGGTGTTGGCGCTGATCTTGTTGATTCTCTTCTGCTTGTTGGAGCGTGAACCTATAGGGCGCACGTCCTGTTCCAAGGTGTTATACTTGCTGACCACAGGCTTGATGCTGTTGTATAGTTTCTCCACCTCATCGAAAGTGTTCAAATAACCCATTGTATTTCTCCTAAGTAAGTAAGTCGGTTGGTTGGTTGGTTGGTTGGTTGGTTGGCTGTTAAAAATTCACGGATACCGAGCGTTCAACAACCACGTTACTGTATATAATCTCCATCATGTCTGTGTCGTCGTCGTTTTCATAGGTGTCCTCTTCCTCGATGTCGGCGGTATCCTCGCCGATACGTGTCTTGTGGAAGACAAAAGGAAAGCCTCGCTCTTCGTGGAAAGTCTGCATGAGCTCTCCAAGGTATTCCATCCCGCTCACGTCCTCGTAACCATCATACCATTTGCTAGCCCCCGACTCGAAGTAGAGCACGGGGTGCCCCTTAGAGCTGGCCTGCTTCCAGTCATCTGCGAGGTTATGCGCCTGCACGCGCGTGTCCATCAGATAGACTGCCCACACCTCGTCGAACTGCTCCTTGTTCTTGAACCCTGCAACGAGGGCAACTTGACTTCTGTATCCCATATCAGGACTCCTTTGTTGTAATTTGACGTAAGGTCAGAGAATACTCCTTGGGGTATACCTTGGACATCACAAGTCCCTCCCGTTGATGTGCACGGTCTTACCGCAGTCAGGTGACGCTGACTTGTTGTCGAGTATTGTCCAGAGCACAGGTGCAGACCATGATCCCCATCTGCCAAACACGTAACCATCTGTCAGAACGATCACTGCCTGAGGTTTGATACCCTCAGCGGTTAGGTAGTCGCTAACACAGTTGACGTCTGTGCCACCGCCACCGCGCGGCTTTGTTGACTGCACCAGTGTATCAAGCTCATGCGTCTCATAGCGCTCGTCACCCACAACCTCGTTACCCCAGTATAGGAGCCGCACAGCCTCGGGGTGGACAGTATCGGCGATACCCTTGACCTCGCTAAGGAAGTCAGCAAGCTCGGTGTCACCAATGGAACCTGACGTGTCGATAGCAATCACAAGCTCACCCACCTGTTCAGATATTCCGCTCGGCATGTAGACGCCTGAGCTGATGAAGCGACGGTTGGGTCTGCGCCATGTTGAATAGTCGCTACCTGCACAGGTTGTCTGGATGAACTCACGCAACACCTCGCGCCAATCAACCTGAGCCTCCATGAGATCCTGTAGGTCACGAGACACATCTGCACCTGTCTTACCTGCCATGAGAGCGCCTTGGCGAATTGCCTCGTCAAGCTCACGCGCAAGCTCCTGCTTTTCTTCTGCTGTGAACTCTTTGGCTCCGTCCCAATCGTGCTCATCGAAGCCAGTTCCCCCGCCAGAACCAGCGCCGCCGTTCTTCTCCATATCGTCCTTTAGGTCGTTGTAGACTCGTGCGCTGTCCCACTCTGCATACTTCTGGTCATAACATCCCCTCTCCAACGCACCTGTCATAGTGGCAAAGCCATCGCTGTTGTCGTGCTTGATCTTGTGGTTGATCACATAGTCGCACGCCATGTTCGCAAGCTGCGGGTTCTCGTCGTATAGATGGCGCCAAGTGTGGAGGTGTTGATAGAGCTTGTGATACACCTCGTGCAGAACCAAGAAGCGCAACTCGGGATCGTTGAGTGAGTCAACAAAGGCACGGCCATACCTTTCGTCGCGACCATTGGTGCAAGCGGTCGGCACAGTGTCGTCAACTGTGCGATCTCCGATCATCAAGACACCTGCCAGCGCAACGTAACGTGGGTTTGACATGATGGATACAACAGCCTTGGACAGACGTTGCTCGGTGGATAGTGATTGTCCCATAGCTAACATGACTTGTTATCCTTATAAATTTTGTTCTGCACTTGGCGCAGTAGTTTGATAGTGCCCACAGAGGGGCGGACGGGATCAAGAGTCCAGTTATCCGTGCCATAGGCATACGGATAGTTCCCGACCCAGACCCGTGTGTCACCCACAAGCAGCACAAACTTTGACCCGCGATCATCCTCGGAGAACATGTTGAGGTATATGGCGGTTCTGATAAACCTGTCCCGGTGGGGACAGTATGGGTAATTCATCCAGAAGTTCCCGGGGGTAAACGCCCGCTGCAAAAACTCCCACCATCGCGGAGGAGGGGTGTATGTTTTAGCTCGCTCGCTGAACATAACTCAGGCTCCTTGTTTATGGTCGTGACCTCGGCATTGAGCGCCCCGACTGTGGCTGTGAACTCTCGACGGGCCTCAGCGGCGGCGTCGGCAGGGTCGGCCGCCGTAACGCGAATGACGCGTGAGACTAAACCCTCGACGGTAACGTAGTATCGCTTCATCATTTCTTGTCTGATCCAAAGAGGTAGTTGTTTTCCATTGCCCACGACGTGAAAAGCTTGTTGGTCATAATCATAGCGGCCTTGTTATAACGTGGTGAACGCACGCCGTTGGCGAACAATCCCTGAGCCTCAGCATCAAGGCGCCTCATGTATTTCATCCATGCGTCTACCCAGTCTTTGTCGATTGTAGACAACGTGCGATACACAACCATGCACACCGCCGCGGCGCTGTCGGGAACCTTGGCATTCTCTGGGTCATCCTTGATAGACTGCAAACTTGGAAGCTGGTCCGCCAACTTGATGAAAGCCATGAGATCCAGCGCGGCGCGATCACCGATTGTTCCCATGAGGGAGGCAGTCAGGGTCTGATCATCAAAGCTGGCACGCTCGTGGATGATGTCTGATGCTGCGTGAAGCGAACGAGGTGTAACAAAGGCAGCGCGCTGCTGCTTGGGGTGGAAGATATACGGATTGCTGTCAGGGTCTTTGATCTCCTCGAAGGATGCGAACAGGTGTGGGTTGTCTTTGACCCAGCCCAAGAGTGAGTGGTCGATACTGTTGTTGATACCCCAGTCAATCCAAGACATGTGATCTGTCTTGCGAACCTGAACAACAGTCATGCGGTTGCGAGCATGGGGAGGGAGCAGATCACCCACACCCTCGGCCCCTTTGTTTGTCGTAGCAAACACGATGCTGTCAGGGTGTAGTGAGTAACTACCAATCTTGCGCTCCAAGATAACACGCAACATGGCGTTCTTCACAGCTGGGTTGGCCTTACCGAACTCGTCAATCATAAGGATGATCGGGCCTTCAAGGTGAACACCCAGCTCCTCATTGGGAAGGAAGCGAACGAAGCCCTGCTCGTCCATACTCTGCATGGATGGGACTGTGATGTCACCGAGGTCTTTGGTGGTGCAGTCGAAGTAGCACTTGCTGTGCGTTGGCAACATGTCGCCCAAGGTGTGAATGGTAGATGATTTGCCGTTACCCATGTCACCCTGCATGAGGACTGTGCGCGTTTTACCCACCGCTTTGATAAGCGACACACACTGCTCGAGGTCGAGGGCATACATCTGTTGTGCTGAATTGGACATTGGTCGTCTCCTGTGTAAGTATATAAATGTTAGTCAGTAACTAACGGGCTGGTTATATGTGAGACTGTGTAACCTCACATATCTATTTGTATCAGAACGTGACTAATAAGTCAACTGATCTTGGGCTACTCTGGTTCCGCCACGGCTGCGCCTTCGATGGTGGCTTGCGCCATACCATGTGTCGGGATGATTTCGCAGATACCAAGAACATATAGATCGGGCAGTGTCTCAGTGATCTTTGACTTCTCGTGCTTGATGCCGAAGATTGCAATCTCTGACAGCGAGATACCCTTGCCACCCGTATGCCACAGCCACAAGCGCCGCGAGTTTTGCAGGTGGGCTGTTGATCCATCAATGCTGCAAAGTGTGCCGTAGTGGACGCCTGAGTCTACAGAACGAACGATAACTTTCTCTCCGATTGGGTATTGCATTGTCTTTATCCTTTGTTGGTTGTTCAGATGTTCAAGCTAGGCAGAGCAGCAATGGCCGCGTCCACCTTGCGTTTAGTCTCGATGCGCAGATGGTTATCCGCTCTCAGCCCGTCGGGTGTGACACCACTCAGTGCACTCTCCAACTGATCTGCCATTGCTGACATCTGGCTGTCGTTGTTGATGTTGCATGAGCGGAGAAGCCCAATCATGTCAGCAACATTTGATACTAGAGCCCCGTGAAATATCTTGCGATCTGCGATGTCCGTGTAGTCCAAGCGCTCTGACATGTGAGCCAGCGCCCCATACACCCTGTTCCAGATACTCTTGATGGCGTTGTTATACTGGTCCGCGTATAACTTCTCGTAGTCTCGGCGCAGCTCAGCGGCGGCATCATTGCCAACGTCGATGCGAAAGTCACCTGCGTCTGGCAGTGGGAGATAGTTGAGGTGAAACCCGAACTTGGCTTGAAGTGACTCGGGCGTTGGGTAGTCGTCGATGTTGAACAAGTTACCGAGCTTCACTTGCGACCGTGCAACCTCGTAGCTGTAGCTTGTTAGGAACACACTAACGAGAGTGTTGAACTCACCAATGGCGGCGCTCATACGCTCGTTGTATTTAAAATAGAAGGTCGTCGGCAACAAGCGCAGACCACTGTTGGACCACGGCATTGTCATCTCTGTGTGGATAGTCCTCGCTGAGTTGATGAAGTTCTGAATGTCCTTGAGCTCTTTGGAGTTACCCAAGAGCTTCTTTGTGACGCTGGCCACACCCGCCTCGGCTTGGCTCGATGTTGTGATCTCTCCAGATGCTGCCCGATCCTTCTTTCGGCCAGACCAATTTGAGATGTTCAGCTCGACCAGCATGGCGGAAGAACTAATCGACGGCACACTGCGAATTGTGGGGGCTGAGTGAACCAATGTTAGCGTGTCGCTAACCTCGTTTACCGCGTTTACTGTGTTTGAAGTCGTCATCGTCTGTCTCCTGTGAGTGTTTAGTTGTATCATTTAGTGATTGTGAGTAGTTGTTTTTTCTAAGGTTAGCGATAACCTAACCTTCACGTCCCTTCGTATTCGTCTACGCAGAATATCTCTGTGTCTCCGATAGGTTGCCCGTCGAAGTGTTGCACGTGGTTGATCTGGTGGAATGGACGCTTACCGTGTGTGAATTGATATAGCCCGTTCAACCTTTCTCGTGTCGTTGGTGTGCCCCATCCCGCAAGTGTTGCGTATGTCTTACCGTCATCTGCACGGAATGCGATGACGTGTCCAAACAGCTTGAGCTCTTTTCCGTCTGTCTCTGTGTTCTTGAGCTTGCGTGATTCACCATTGATGAATGCCATCACGACTTCCTTTGTAACCTGTCTCATACTTCTCTCCTTGTTAGTGGTCACCTAACCGAATCCGCTGCCGTCGCCCTCGCCCTCGCCGTTGGCGCTACCTCGACCGTCGCCTCCGCCCCAACCTCCACCGTTGCCGAAGCCTCGACCGTTGGCGTTACCGCGACCGCTACCTCGACCGTCGCCGCTGCCGTCGCCGCTGCCGTTGGCGTTACCGCTACCTCGACCGTTACCTCGACCGCTGCCGTAACCGCGACCGCTACCGCGACCGCGACCGCGACCGTCTCCTACGTCTTTGTCCATGTCGTTCTCCTTGTTAGTTATCACCTAACCGTTGGCAGCGGCGTTGCCGCGACCGTCTCCTACGTCTTTGTCCATCCTCACCCATCTCCATCGACCTCGTATCCCGCGCAGCTCATGTTGTGCTTCTGGCACGATTCGAACTCTGAGTAGGCTTCATCCAAGGTTGTGAATGTCTGCGACTGTAGCCCGTAACGAACAGCGTATGGCTTACCGTGGGATGTTTTGAACATTTCCACAGCTAGACCGCCGCGAATTTCGGTTTTCATCATCAAGTTAAGCATGTGCCACGACCTCCCGTGCGCCGAAGTAGAATGTGCGGTTGTATCTTGTGAGTGTTGCCGTCCGAGACGACACCTTTACGCAGTGGTTTCCGTTCGCCACAAACGTGCTGCCGATTGGCAGGTTGCCGAATGTTGTAATCTCTCCTGACATTGTATGTCTCCTTCCTGAGTGTTTGATTATTGAATTGTTAGTGGTCACCTAACCGAATCCGCTGCCGTCGCCCTCGCCCTCGCCGTTGGCGCTGCCGAAGCCGCCTCCGTTACCTTCGCCTCCGTAACCGCCCCCGTTACCGCGACCGTCGCCGAAGCCTCGACCGTTGCCGTAACCTCCGTAACCGCGACCGCTACCGTAACCTCCGTAACCGCGACCGCTGCCGTCGCCGAAGCCTCGACCGTTGCCGTTGCCGTCGCCGCCTCCGTAACCGCCCCCGTTACCGCGACCGTCGCCGAAGCCTCGACCGTTGCCGTTGCCGTCGCCGAAGCCTTCGCCTCCGTAACCTGAATCCTTACTCATGTCGTTCTCCTTGTTCATGTTGTTCTCCTTGTTCATGTTGTTAGTGGTCGCCTAACTTGCAGCGATCTCGGATTGGTTAATTTCTTATCATACAACTAATATAACATGTGGGTATCAGAATGTCAAGTGATGTGGACAATGGTGTAGTTCTGTGACTATAGGTGAAACTCTGTGTTGGTTCTAACATCAGTCCGCAATGGGACTCAGACCAGATTCCACTTCGTCCAGTATTGCTCGCAGTGAGTTCTCTTCTTGCGCAAGCTGGGCGAGACGATCCCTAACGTAGTCCCCGATCTCCATACCACCCTTCCGTAGATTACAGGGGCCGCATGAGGGGACGAGGCTATTGATGTCGCAATCCCCATCTTCTGAAAACGAGGCGACCCGATCAACATACAACGCTCTTCGGTATAGAGGTCCTGCCCCGCAATATGTGCAGTGGCGACCCTTCTTCTCGATTACCAGATTTCTTATCCGTTGTGCTCTCTTTGGCATTTCAAATCTCCTTTGTGCCAATAAGTCAATAAATTGAAATATGGACCAAGTCAACAGTTGAGCCTAAAGATGTGAGGGGGTGGGGTGCTCCGCGAAAGTGGTTAAGCTACGCTTAACCATATTCAAAAAATGGGCGGTGTCAACAGTTAATTTAGCCTTTTTTTGCTCATGTTGTTACCAAACGTGTGTAACTGTGTTGTTCTGTGTCGAAAGGCATAATGTTCTATAATGTTCTAACAGGGGTGGTTGTAAGCCATTGATAATGCAGTAATGTTCGAAAGTTATTCTGGGCTCAGAATTGCAAGGTTCTGGGAAACGGTTTTCGATTTGCGAACATTAGGCATAGCAAGGGGGCAAATAGTCTGGAACCTCTCTCTTCAAAAACCAAGAACATTACGAACATTACAAAAATATAGAATAGAATAGAATAGAATAGTTATAAAAATAAGGGGTTTCGTAAGCTGCCTAATGTTCGTTTTTCAAAAAGGTTAACACGAATTTTCGAACATTACTGGATTTTCAATGACTTAGCTTCGTGAAACATACAAAAACCACAGAAAAAAAAGAACAAAACCTTATTTCATGTAGTTATTTCAAGGTCATTGCCAAAACGCCTTTTTGCCCTTATAAACGGGTTCGCTAAACCATTGCAGGGAGAACACCAATGCCAAGCCCAAGACAGACAATCCGTGCCGAGTTAATCGCAGAGAAGGGAAACATGTGCAGCTATTGCGGAGACGGTCCGCTTGTTGGAAAACGACTTTTTACAACGATGCTGGACCCGCACGATGCGTTCAGATTGGCAAACCTCGTGCCGACCTGCCAGAGGTGCCACGAAGACAAAAGCTTTTTGAGTGACGCTGAGTTTGTTACCGAGACAGAAGAACGCCTCAAGGCATCTGCGAAGGCGCTACGTGCTCACGTCAAGTCATATGGTGGCCGAACCAACCTAACGAGCAAGTGGAGCCCCACGGGCGTCAAGGTCGGCGGCAAGCCTGACAACGACAAGCAGAAGCGTAAGATTGCTAAACTACTATCCACAGCTTCAAAACTTGTTTGTGAGTTAGGTGATCACTAACACTGAGTCGCACAGCTAATCGAGAACTGGCATCGGTCGATGTTAGGTGATCACTAACATTGCGCGCTTACTGGGTGGGGTGACGTGGGTTGGTTAGGGGGAAGCTAACAAGGCGCGCTTGATGGGTGGGGTGGGTTGGTTAGGGGGAAGCTAACAAGGCGAACGTGTGGTCGATTCCGTTCGGGCGGTAGACGCAAAAAAGCCCCGCCTCTTTTCAGAGACGGGGTGCAATGTTCGCTTAAAATAATATGAGTAGGATATAGGGGATTATGAATATTGAAAGCGCTCCAATAAATTCACCAATCCAAAATATAACCCGCCTCATTGGAAAGTGGGGACACGACCGCCCGCTTTTTTGATTACTGTTTCCAAAGCATCAAGCACAGCCTCAATATTAAACTTTCCGTCTTGTGGAATGTCGCCAATGTCGCAAGTGGCCACGGCCTTGAAAAGCTTACTTGCATCTTCGATAACACGTGTTTCAAGTGAGCGCTTGGAGTTTGCGCCGTTGGATCCAGCCGCTTCCCGTATCATACGTGTTTTGAGAGCCTTGGCATATGAAGAGATTACAGAGCCAATTTGCTGCTTCCAATAGCGGCGATTCTTGGGCTGCCCGCTTGGAGTATAGGCGCAACCCTCATGATCTTCGGCGATCTTTTCTTTTGCCTGCTCAGGGTCTAGCTTTAGAAGCGATTGAGCGGCGGTAGGAAAGCGCAAGGTCACAAGGCTTTGAAGTTCAGTCCATTGCTCTTTAGAGGCCTTGCCGCCCTTGCTTGGCGGTATAAAGTCAAAGCCCATTGCGATTGCAATGTCGAGCGCCTTGCCCTTGGCCTTGCCCGCGCTTGCATCCGCTTTACCAGAGGTTACGAAAGCGTCACGGAATTCAATTGAAAAGGTTGTCATGGTTTGTTTTTCCTAGTGTATGCGGCGGGAACCGTAGCGGCCCTCAGTCCCGATAAGACTTAGAATATAGAAGTTTTGTATTAGGTCAAGTGATTTTGGCAAGAAAAGTAAAGAAATGTGACGTTTTGTTAGTTATCACCTAACCGTTGGCAGCGGCGTTGCCGCGATACCCCGCCCCCCACATACCCCCCACCCCCCTCATATGGCGTTGTTGTCGCGCGTCTATATATTACTATTCCGCGCAAATAATTTGAATTTCCGACCAAATACGACATCGTCCC